TGGCAACGGCTTGACCAAAGACCTCAAAATCAGCTGGTAAGTCCGTGACCAAATCGGTCGCTGTAGGCATTTGCCACGAAAACGGTGTTGTCGGGTTTGTCATGTTGTCTCCTCGTTAAGTGATAATTGTTGCACGTGCCCAGTCAAGCGTTGGCGACACGCCCGACCAAGTAAAGCTTGGTGAAATTTGATACCACTCTAAAGCCTGCAACGAATATGCAACAGGCGAAATGTTAAGGGTGATTGAAAGTTGATTGTATGAGGCTTGAAATGACCAACCTTCAACAAAGCCTTGGAATATGCCGCCCATGTTGGCAGGCAGGTCGTTGATTGCTACTGCCTCACCCATGAAGCAATTGAGCAGGTTGTCTCGGTCGCTGTTGTCGAGCTCAGGATTTGTCAGGTCAAAGGTAATATCGCTAAAAATAGCCTGTGGCGTTTTGCGTAGCTCTAAATAACGGTTTGCCTGAGTAGTCGCATCGGCTGAATCATGCAAAGTCGTTTGTATGATCTGTGAAAGTGTGCCGTATTGCAAAATCGAATCTGCATCACTCGCGCTAACTGACGCGCTACTGCTCGCACCATATGTAATTGTCACGTTATTGCGGACGTCACCTGCTCTGGTCTGTACCAGCAAACCTGAACCGCGTGCTTGATTTGCCGTCAATTGCACATAACCATTTGTTGTTAGATATTGGGTGCGGTGTGTTGCGTCGGCGTATGAAATGCGACCTTGCGCGTCCTCGTAAATGTATCCAAAGCCTGATGTCGCAAGTGCTGAAACCAGCGAATAGACATCTGTGCGGCTTGACCCACGCGCTGCCAATTCAAAATCACCTGGTCGATCTATTTCACCCAAGCCAACGTTTTCAGCTGTTGCCCATGTAACTGTAGGGTCATAGGTTGACCATTGTTCGGCAGCTGGTACTTCTGACCAATTGTTCAAAACGACTTCACTTAAAATCTCATAAATTTGATCGCCGTCAAAATCCTTTGAAAGTACGCCATTAGTTAAAGACTTTGACAAACGAGACAACGCGCCAAGTGCTGTGATTGTGTATGTCTGGGTGAACATGACGCTACCCACGTCGCGCACCTCAATGCCAATATCAACAACCGTGCCACCAAAAATCGGCACATAAACACCAGCTGTGTCTTTAACCTGAACGCTGACGCTGCTATTGATGTCAACAGGAATTGTTGACTGATCAAGGTCTATCAGCTGCAGGTTGACGTAGCCTGCTTGCGCCTGCTCATAGATATTTGTTCGACCAGAAGTGATTGACAGGTTAGCCAAAATCGCGCTGGTGTATGCCACGCCGTCGATCTCGACCAGCCAAATTGGCGACCACTGCGTCATGCGATTTGCAGGTTAGATGCGCCGCCTGTGCCGCGATAGTAGCTGTTGTTAAGTGTGTCAACGATTGTGCGTGCTGTGCCTTCTTTATCAATGGCACCGCTGACGTTAACAGTAATACTTGTGCCCATGCCTTTGTCTGAACCTGGGAAACCACTTGACGCATAATTGCCTGCGTTTGGATTACTGGCAAGATTGACCATAGCAGCTGCGGCGGTTGCACCAGTCTTTGAAGCAGCTACGACACCGCCGCCACCGCCGCCGCCTGTGCTAGGTGTAGGAATCGTTGGAATCTTTGGCACATTTGTTGAAACCGTTGGTGTTTGAATTGTTGGCACACTAACTGTTGGCACTGAAAGTTTTGACACGTTTGGCAAAAATGGAATTGCGTTGTAGGCACTAATCAGTGCGTTGATACCTGCCACCGCACCTTGAATCAAACCATTCAAAATCTTTACAACGCCTGCAATGACGTCGATAACGCCGCCTGCGATCTTGCCTGCAATCTGTAACGCGCCACCCAATACCGTGCCGATAACTGGTGCAACGTATGTGGCAATGAGTTTGCCAAATGTTGTGAACGTTTCAAGGTTGTCACCAATTGCATCTTTGACATAACCAAATGCTTTGACCATGCCGTTGATAATTGGAGTAAATGTGTTAACAATTACGTTGCCAACGGTTGTGATGTAACCGCCAAGTCCGTTGCCCTTCAAACTAAACGCATCTGAAAACGCATTGATAACTGGCAATGCATTTTTGTTGATGAAATTGATTACTTTTTCCAAGATTGGCAATAACGCAAAACCGATCGTCTCTTTAGCTTCGTCAAATGCAACCTGCATGCGCGCAATGCGCCCTGAATAGGTGTCAGCGTTTGCCGCAGCTGCGCCACCAAACAAATCTGACAGCTTGCTTTGTACTTCCTCAAATGACATTGTTTTAAGCTCGGCAGCTGATAAGCCAATGCCTAGCTTGCCTAAAGCTGCTGTGTTACCGTCAAAACCCTTGCTCAACGCAGCTGCGACGGTTTCCAGCGGCTTACCTGTTGCCGCACTTATGTCTAAGGCTTGTGCCAGTAATTGCTGTGCCTTTTCCGTGTCGCCTGTTGATCTAACCAAACGACCTAAGGCTGGGCGCAGCTGATCGTCTGCCACGCCTGTGGCCAATGACATTTGCAAGATTGATTGCTCGGTTGCTTTGATCTGTGCCTGTGTTGCCCCTGTGGCGTTTTCCAAAGCCAGTGCCAGCTGTGTCTGTGCCTTCTCGTCCTCGATGGCAGCCTTGACGCCTTCAACGCCAATTTTGATTGCATAAGCACCAGCGGCAGCAGCAGCAGCGACAAAAGCTGCGCCGATCATCTTGCCAACCTTGCCCATTTTGTCGCCAAAGGTTTCAACGTCCTTTGTAGCGGTTTTGAGCGATTTGTTGAGGTTGTCAACATCTCCAAGAATCGAAAGTTTAAGGGTACGACTACCAGCCATTAGTTGTACTCCTTAACTATCTTAGAAAACGCTTGTTCCCATTGTTTGATGATGTCAGGCTGTACTGCACGCAATGTTGGGTAAATAAACCAACCGCGTGAACCTCGACCTTCGCGACCCGACCAGACTGGAAATTGCTTATGTTTGTTTGAACCGAATTCAACGCCTCCCCAGATTTGCTGTGTGGTTGCCCCACCGCTTAACTTCTGGCTAGCATAACCAAAACTGATTTCACCGATTTTTGACGACTTAGATACCTTTGAACCGTCAGCGACACGGTTATCCACAAGATTGCGCGTTTTAATGCTGGCTGTTGCCTTGATTTTGCCTTGCACATAAGTTGCAAGTTTTGAGGTTACTTCCTTGACTTGATCTGTCGCTTCTGCGTCCATAGCTTTAAACGAGCGCAAAATGGCACGCAATTCAGCCTTGTCATAGCTGATTGCTTCCTTAGCCATTTGCTCGCCTTTCCAAAATCTCTAAAACCGTGAGTATGTCCTCGGCTGTCTCAAAAACGTCTGGGTGTAGCCCTGTTGCCAAGGCTACTTCCCAAACTATTCTGCTAAGGCTTCCGACGGCGTAGCTTTTGGGTTTGCCTCACCTACGATCACCTCAGCAATGCCTTCTGTCCAAATGTCGATTGGCTTGACAGGCTTTCCAGCAGCTTCACGTTTCATGGCGTGATAGGCAAGAAATACCAGATCAGATATTCCGATCTTTTCCTGTGCCTGTGCAATTGTGTGACCTGTGTGCTTCTCCCATTTGACCCACTCAGGTGGTGCAGCTGTGTAGGTCATTTGGTCGCCATTTGTATATTCAATTGTGATTGGTAGTTTCATTTTGTCTCCCGATTAGTTGTTTTTAGCTAAATGTCTCGGTTGGTGTTCCAACCACTACAAATGATAGATCAACGGTCTGTGCATCTGGTGCTGAACCGCCGACGCTTGGAAATACTGGCATGACGTTAAATGCAAACACTGCACCTGTCACGGCTGTCAATGAGACTGCCAAAACTGTGTTTGGTGATGTTTCGCAAGCTGTCCACAATGCTTCACACAATGATGAAGCTGCGCCCCAGTCTGCGAGCATGGACATGTCAAATGTCCACTGATCGTCGATGTGCTTGTAAGCCTTGCCGTCTAGTGTTTGATAAGTCTCGACGGTTGGGCTGTTGGCAAGTGTTGCGCTGGTCGCTTGTGCGTCATAGTTAACGGTTGCAATGGTCACGACAAGGTCGCGACCAGTGATGATTGTCGTTGGCATTTTGTCCCCTAGGTAGTTTGTGTGTAGTAAGTCGAAACGTTTATGTCAGCGACAAGCATTGGAGACTGTCCTACTTC